CTTCATTGTTCCGAGGATGTGTTTGAGCACTTAAGGGTGCAGCGAACAATCAAAAACCTACCCACTCACCTGGCTAAATGGTTGGTTTACCGTTACGGAGAAAACCCATCGACTAGCCTAGTACCATCCTTGGTTAATGTTGTTGTTGACGAGCTGCCATTAGATAACTGTCGCAAGCCAACCAAGCAGAAAGTACAAACCATGTTGGTTGAACGCCTTACGCGCCGTGAGTTTGTCGATTGTTTGCAGCGAAATTTGTTTGAGGCCATCGGCGTGAAAAAACAAACGTACTTCGAGTGTTACGCCAAGCATAACGACAACATTACAAATCAGTTTCACGTTTTAGATAAGTTGGCTTTGCGGTCTTTTTATATCTCGCATAACACTCAAAATTAAGCCTTGATCATTCTTCCGGAAATAAAAATAACTCAAATTTGAGCTTTTTGTGTTGCAATAACCTGACCTTGTATAGTAGTATTTTTCCATCGTCGAAGAGTCCCTTAATTCTCACGATAGCCAACTGACGTTGACCAAAGCCCCTTAGCAATCGCGAGGGGCTTTTTTTATGCCGTCACTTCTCAAACATTCAAACTAATCAGGTTGTGCTTTATGTTTACAGATAACAAAGAGACAAACGGCTTTTTGTTGTTTGTTGCAGTCTTTATTATTGCCAGATTAGGCGTACTGTTGAAAAAATCAGAAAAGATCTCACCCAAAGTGTTTTGTGCTGAGCTGTTCATTGCCTTAGCGATGGCGTTCGGGGCGTGGCATTTGGGCTTAATGCAGGGGATGTCATACAGCCAAACGGTGGTTTACGGCATCTTTGGTGCGCTTGGTCATATTCATATTATCAAGTTCGTTGCACAGCAAGCCTTTAAAAAGGGCGTATAACCGTTGACATGCATATACGCATTTATGACAATGACAGGGTGTTGGCAAAATCCAGCACCGAGATTAGAACCCTCGCAACCAAACTACAAGTCACAGCGTAACGCTGTGCGTCTTCGCACATCTATTCTATGGTGAGTTAGGGCGGGGCTGCTTCGGCAGGCCGTTTCTTGTAGGCGGTAGGTTCTAACCTCGTTCTAGCTTGCCACCCAAGATTAGAGCCCTTGGTGGTGAGTGTTATCATCACTACAAGGTCATATTATGCGCAGACATAGCCAAGCCGCTAGCCCCGTAGGGTTTAGCGCATCAAACAAACTTATTCAGACATAAAAGCCTAGTGATAACCCAAGTGGTTGTTACGGGCTTTTTTGCTTTCTAAGTTTGCCAAAAGGGAGCCTTCTATTAGGGGGTTAGGCGAATAAACCTAATCATTTTCAACGTTGGTAACTTGCTGGTTCCCTTTCTCGACTGGTAATCGAGCCTACTTAAAGGCAGTTATCGGTAACGCTGCATTAGTGTATATCACCAGTAATATACATTTACACACTTAACTGTGTGCGGGTTCGTTCACCCCAAGAAAGGCAAAAAATAATAATCACCACAATGCTAATTATTTGGCGTTGCGATCAGTTGCACCAGTAACGGAGCTAGGTAAATGGAACATGGCGCTTTATCCCCTTCGCATCTTAAAGATGCTTGTTTTCTTGTAGGCCGCGCATTTGGCGTGCGTAACCTTGGACGTTTGTTATATGAAATCACATTGATTGAGTCGAACGCAGGCCAAGTAAAAAGCCAGTTTGGTGGTGTGTGCTCAATTTCGCATTGTCAGTTTGGACTTATGCAGCATCACCACGGATTTTATGAATACCGCAAAGAGATTCTCAAAGCGTTCGGTATGGATTTAAAGCTGATCAAATATGCTCATCTAGCCAGTAATCCGACACTATCTCTTATTGTTGCAGGCGCTTGGGTGCTAGCGAACGTAGGAAGCGTACCGAAAAAGCGCATAGCTCGCGCTAAGCTGTACGCCAAGTGGTGGCGCAGCATTGATTATGGTGACTACATGAAGATCACAAAAGAGCAAGACTAACCTTAGTAACTGTCGATTTCTGACACTCCTTTAAATATGCTCACGGAAGCATATTTAAAGGAGTTAGCTTAATGAAGAATAAAGTCATTATCGGCTTTGCCGTTGCGGTGGGTGTTTTAGTCTTTGTGTCAGGTGGCGGGAGCTATGATGACTTCAAAGATAAAACGCTAGGTGAGTTTAAAGGTGAACCTATCACTGCTAAAAAAGACATAGTGGAAGGCTATGTGTCAGAGTCGGGGTTACCTGTCGCCATTCTGGATGATGTTTATGCTTGCATCAGCCAAATGTCTTACACCAAAAGTAAAGATGTTCAATTCAGCGAAGCGGCTGGATGGTGCAAAGAAGCTTACGAGAATGAATTCTTAGATCGCTATATCAGCTTTGATAACTTTGAAAAGCAATTTAGCCCGTACGATGGTGCTTTTAGACCTTTGGAAAAAGCCCTTAAAAATTCTATTGGTGATAAAGATTCTTACGAGCATGTTAGCAGTAAGTTTAGGTTAGTGATGGACGGTGCGCCTTATGCCTTGGTAGAGACCACATTTAGAGTGAACAACAATCAAGGTGTTAAGGTTAAGAACAGCGTTACCGCAAAAGTAGACATTCTTTCTGGTGAGATGATTAGCATTCAACAATAAATGTATATTGCCAATAATATACATTTATAAGCTGTTAAAAAAATTAAGGTAAGTTAATAAATGCATAAAGGCTGCTTCTTTTGAAGTGGCTTTTTTTATGCCTCACGTTTTACGCATAGGAGGCGCTCTCTATGACCTCCAAGTACGCAATGAACAAAACGGAGGCGGCGAACTATTGGAAGAAGTCACCCAACACAATCAAAAAGGTGATTGAAGAAAACGACATTAAACCGTGTGGAAAAGACAAACGCGGCAATGATGTTTTCGAATGCAAAGACCTTGCGCCGTATTTGGTTGAGCAGAAGAAATTAAGCAGGCGTCGAAATAAGACGCTCAGCGATAGCAAAGTAGAAGAAATCCAAGAGCTGCTAACGGCTTTTGGTTCAATGAAAGAATTTAAAGAGTATGAGTTGGCACTTGGTCAGCAGCAAAAACGCGAGCTAGACCAGCGGCAGCTCGTTAAGTCGCATGAAATTATCACGGTTTGGGGTAGCACTTTTTCAATTCTAAAGAAGAAGGTTCGCCAAATTACCACCGAAGTAGAGCGTATTTGTGACACCTGGACGCCTAAGCATTCTGAGCGATTAGATAAAAAGCTCGACACCATTTCTAACGAGATCACCAGAAAAGCGCAGGAGTTCGCCAATGAGTTACATGAGCATTGCGGAGGCGATGAGGGAAGCTCTAGCGGTCATTGATGTTGAAGACATTCCCCCTGTAGAAGCTTGTGATAAATACCTGTTTATTGCAGATACAGGCGGCGTTGTTAAGTTTGATTCATCCATAGCCCCTTATATGAGAAAGCCCCTCGAACGCGCTTTTAGCCGCCAGTGTCGAGAGCTCATCCTTATGGGTTCGGCTCGTTCCACTAAAACCAAAACGCTTCTAGATGGTGTGGTGTTTTACCGAGTGTGGCAAAACCCTTGCGATATCTTGTTGATCTTCGCAACGCAAAAAACCGCGCATGGTTATTCTGATAAAGAATTAGGCCGCATGGTTCGAAATACCGAACCGCTGCAAAAACTGCAGACAGGCAACCGCCATGACGATGGTATAGAGCGTAAGCGATTTAAAAATGATTCCACGGTTACCATAAATTCAGCCACAAACGATGCGCTATCAGCGCAGGGTTACGGTGTAGTTATCTTCACCGACTACGACAGGGCAGAGGATGACGGCAACGGGGCAGGTGGCAACGAGGGTGACAAGTTCGGTCGTGGTTCAAAGCGTACCTTACAAGCGGGTAGCGATGGCATCACCATTGCGGAAGCGTCACCATCACGAACGCCAATTAGAGACCAAGAGGGATTAAAGCCACATCAAGCGCCAAGAGCGGCGGGAATTACCGCGCTATATAACGACGGCACTTGCGAGGTTTGGTATTGGCAGTGTCCCCACTGTGATAAGTGGTTTATGGATAAGTGGGAGTGCCTGCAGTGGGAAAAGGGCAAACCCAACACCGCAAAAGTAGTGTGTTCTTGTTGTGGTGAAGCAATCAGCCCCGATGAGAAATACGACATCAACCTAGTTGGTGATTATATGTTTCCTGGTGAAGTCGATGAAAAGGGCATTCGTCAGGTGATTGAACAGCCTGATCTCTATCGTTCCTCTTTTTGGTTTGAAGGACTATGTGCCGCTTTCAACGATTGGGGCGATATGGTCAAAGAGTACGTAGTAGCCCAAGAGCACTATGAAAAGTTTGGTGATGAGTCAAAGCTGCAGGTGTTTTTTAATACCACAGTCGGCAGGCCATACACACCAATAGCGGTTGATTCTGAATTGACAGGTGAAAACCTGCAAGAAAGAGCGATCAACTACCAATTACCGCAAGGCGTAGCCCCTGCAGATACCCGTTTCTTATTGGCAACCATCGACGTACAAGGCGGCGCAAATAGTCGCTTTGATGTGCAGGTGACGGCTTTCTCTGAGCAGTGCCAATGGCAACCCATAGACCGCTTTCAAATCCTACTTAATGAGCAGCGAACGGAAGCAGGCGAACCGCAACGGGTGCAGCCTCATGTTTATGTGGATGATTGGCTACCTATCATCGACAAGGTGATCAACAAAGAGTACGCCATCGACGGCACCGACTTAACCATAGTACCCCGTTTAACCTTGTGTGATTCCGGTGGTTCAGATAACGAGAACGGCGAGGGTAACACCACGTTTCACGCTTATCAGTTCTACCGAGAGCTGCAGAAGAAAGGTTTAGAGAGCCGCTTCTTATTGCTTAAAGGTAACCCGCGAGCATTCAGAGAAAAGGAGTGGGACGGATGGACAAAGATTAGTGAGCCTGATTCATCAAGTGATCACCCTATGGCGGCGCGTGGTGATATCCCCTTGCTCAACATCAACTCAAACGTGGTGAAAAGCTCTGTTTACTCATCAATGATGAACGAACAAAGCGACAGCCCCCGTTATTTTCGACCGCCATTTTGGGCGAAGCAAGATTGGTACAACGGCCTGTTATCGGAAGAGAAAAACGACAAAGGCCAGTGGTACTGCCCGAAAGGAAAAAATAACGAACCGTTTGACCATGCTCAATACGCCTTTGCAGGGCTTTGGCATACACGGGCAATGGCAATTGATTGGAGTAAGCCACCCAATTGGGCGGCTCCACTGAACATAAACGTGAACGTTTCAAGGCGAGGCGAGCACACCACTGCATCACAACCACGCAGGCGTAAGCGCGTGATATCAAGAGGTTTAACTTAATGAGCAGCATTGCAGATTTAGAAGCTCGCTTGGCTCGTTATAAAGCCACCGAACAAGACATTTTAGAGCAAGGTCAACGCATCAAGGATGAAGACGAACGAGATTTGCAGCGTGCAAACCTTAGTACCGTTCAGACAGCCATCAAAGAGCTGCAAGCTCAATTAGCTGCCGTAAGAAATCCAAAGCGTGGACGAACTCGCCAATACGCAGCAAGGGTGTGATATGGGAAGCATGAATTTTATAGATAGAATCGTTGCTTACCGTGATCCCGAAAAAGGGTTAGCGCGCATGGCAGCGAGAAAGAAGCTCAACGCCAGCTACGAAGCCTTAACCCCAAAAACAGGCAAGCGCCCCCCGCGAGAGAAGAAGCTCGCCAAGGAACTAGCCAAAATTAGCCAATTACCGTTGGCGCAACAAGCAAGATGGTTTGAAGAAAACTACCCCATTATTGCCACGGCATTAGATGAGGTTGTGAAAAACGTGATTGGTGCTGATGGCCTGATAGTTCAGCCTCAACCCAAGCTTAAAGACGGCAGTGTAGCCACTGACTTTGCAAAGCAAATTCAAAAAGCTTATGAAAAGTCGGCGCGTACCTGGTGCATGGATGGTCGAACGTCGAGACCTGACAGCGAGCAATTGATTTGCCGTGCGATTGTTCGTGATGGTGAAATCTTTTCACGAATATATGCCTTTGATGGTCATGATTATTTGGGTGAGGTGCCTTTTGGTATTGAGCCGTTTGAATGTGATCACATACCTGCCGATCTCTACGACAAGAAAAACAACATCATTAACGGCTTTAAGCTTGGTGAGTACAACCGAACCAAGGGCTATTACTTTGTGCCGGACTTAACCGCCTTTGCTCAAAAGCCATTGTTTGTTGAAGTTCAGAACGTATTACACACCCGTTGGCAAACCCGCATTGGTGGCTTGCGTGGCATTTCAAAATTAGCACCTGCATTGCTCAGCATTCACAACTTAAAAGAGTATGAAGACGCTGTGCGCCTTGGGCGTTTGGTTGCCGCTCGAATTGTGTTGGTTCACAAAAAGGCAGGCGGTCAGTATGTACCTGGTCAGGATGATGAAGTTGAAGATGCCGAATACGACGAACCGTTAAGCTTTGAATATGGCAACGTACTAGAAGCCAATAAAAACGATGAGTTTCAAACCCTTGAATCTGCCAAGGGTGCTGAAAGTGCCGATGTGTACATGCAGCACCAACAACGCAATGTGACAGGCACGATAGGCGCAAACAACTCAGCCGTAACGGGTATCTACAACAAATCGTATTCAGCACAGCGACAAGAAATGATTGATCGCTGGGCGGGTTACATCATTTTACGTGCCTTAATGGTGCGTCAACATGTGCGCCCTGCTTACGAGGGGTGGCTTAACGCTGCCACGTTAAGCCGAACACTTGTCCCACCAAAAGACCTTGATTGGTCAACGCTGTATGACGCCTCATTTACGGGCCCTGTCATGCCGTGGATTGACCCATACAAAGAAGCGGCTTCAATCAAAATGCTCAAAGAAATTGGCATGCTTCCACTGACGCTAGCTCTTGCTCAGCGTGGTTTGGATGTGAGCTCAATTCTTGAAATGTATAAGCAAGAGAAAGACGAAATGGAACGGTTAGAGCTAACCGAACTGCTTTCGATGGTTGCCGACGAAAACACAAACAAAACGGATAGCAAAGATGGCAAAAAAGACGAGTAAGCTAAAAGCCCAAGGTAAGCCGCCACAGGGCAACCAAAGTTGGTACAAGCTAAAAGCTTCCGCAGAAGGTGTGAAGCTTTTTTTATATGGCTATATCGGTGAATGGGATATTTCAGCAAGCACGATGCTGTATGAGCTGAACAAGCACGATGGTAAAGACCTCACAATTCACTTTCATACCGATGGCGGTGAAGTGGATGAAGGTATGGCAATTTATGCCGCCATTAAAGATTATCCTGGCAAGGTAACGGGCATTGTCGATTCAGTGTGTGCCTCGATCAGTTCAGTTGTGCTCATGGCCTGCCAAGAGCGTTACATTCGACCAACCGCACGATTAATGATTCATCAATGTCATGGTGTGGCTTATGGCAC